GTTAATGCAATAGGGTTTTCTTCACCCCAAGTATCAGAACCCCAAGTTCCTCTACCCCAACCAGTTACATTAGCCATTGGCTAACTCTACGCTATTCTTATAACAGCATTACTTGCATCAGCCGTAGGAAACGTAATAGTAAATGATCCTGCTGTAGATGTTTTATCTGCACCAAAATCAAATACTGCTACTGCTGGATCGCCTGAAGCTGAATCATTAAAGATCATACATCCTCTTGCAGTTATAGTTGCTGTGCCAAAAGTTAAATCAGCAAAGTCTGTAAATGCAGTTGTGCCTGAAGTAGTAGGGTCTACTCTAGTTAAAGAATCACCTTTAGCCGTATAGTTAGTTCCACTAGCTTCTTGCGAAGTTGAATATGCAGTAGTAGATGCACTCATAGTAGCACTACTTGTATAAAGTGCTAATCTAAATGTATTGCCACCTGAGTTTTTAAAATTATGTACGCCTTCTAAAAGTTCCCCTTTAAATGAAGTACACATTGCTTGAGTAATAGCCATTACAGCCTCCTTATTATATTTGCTAGGTCTTTATGACCTTGTTTTTCCAATTCATTGCATATAGTACAAGTATGGTTTTTTATTCCTTCTTGTATGTAATATTCAACAACCATTTTAGTTCTTGCCCTAAAAGCATGAGCTTGTGCTTTTATTTCTAAAGGAGCAGTATCACTTATAGAAATTAGTTTATTAGTAGCCATTTCAGCTACTTCTTCAGCAGTATGACCTCTATTAGAAGTAGTTTGTACTCCTAGATCACCTATAGAAATTTCAAATTTATCTGTTTGCATTAATATTCTTCTGGCTCAACTGGTTTTAAGTCTTCTCTACCTATTATACCTATTGGTTTTTTTATTTCAGCTTGTTGCATATCAGACCATTTACAAATATTTATATTGCCATAATTATCTTGAAAAGTAACTTGTGGATTATCTAATCTGTGATATCCGTAAAGTTTATGTTTTGTGTCTACATCTGTATCTAAAAGAGATGATCTTGGTGCTATTCCTACTTGTATACCTTGATTAATACATTTACCAATCCAAAATTCTACACATCCTCTTCCTGCTTCTGCAAAGTGCATATTAGTTTGATAAGTAAAATCTACACCAAAAATAGATATTTGTTTTACTTTACTCCATAAAGCATAAGCTATTGCATAAGCTACTGTATTATTTAAGTAAGCACTTTTAGAATATTTAACTATTTGTTTTAAAGGATATTCTTCTACAGCAGGTACTCTTTCATCTAATTCACAAGAATAAATAGGATAATCAACTAATGTCAATTTATTTCTCATCATTGGAGTCATTGTGCCAGCATCTTCAGTATCAAAAAAACGACTCATAGGGTCTAATATAAATGCTCTGTCAATGTTAGGTAAAACTCCTATCATGGCATTTATAGCCCATATTTCATCGAAAGATATACTGTGTGTTTGAGCTAAATGAAAATCTAATTGGCTCTGACCCATAGCAACTATTGCAATATCTTTGCCTTCTAGTTCTTTAATAGGATCATTAGACATTTATTTTTCTTTGTCCATCCCTGTATGCGTCTTTGCGATTATAACCATCTGATTCTAATGTTAATCTTTGCAATGCTTCTTGAAATCTTTTTTCATAATTCATCATCAAGTCAGGTTCACCTTTCATAAAAGTATACGCTTCTAATAAGCTAGCATAAAGCAATACTTCTGGTGCATTTGTACCTAACCAAGTTGTTCCATCAGAAGCTACTGTAATGGATTGAGGTATATAAAAATAATGTAATTCTGTTGTAAAATTTGAGCTTGGTGTTGGACCAACTATAAAAGTAGTGTCATCAAATTGTGCATAATGTTTTGGTGTACCTGTAGTAGTAGCAAGAGGATAAGCCTCTCTCATAAAACTTACATCAGTATTTAAAAGATAAGTATAATTACTATCACTATCTAATACAGCTAAAGAATAAGGGTATAAATAGTCGCTGGGAGTTGCTAAATATTGATTACTTGCCGTAAATGTTCCAGTAACATTTTTTCTAAAATTAGGTAACTCAACAGATTTTATTATTCTATCTTCTGCTTGAACAATAAAAGTAGGTAAATTAGAAACAAATGATGTTTCAGTATTTTGTGTATAATCTTGTATAGCTGATTTTAATGTTGTAAATGTCCAACTCATTCTGTACTCACTGTTAATTTACCAATTTCACCTTTAATATCTAAACCCATTGTTGAAGAACCAAATTCTGTTACTCCACCTCCAATAGGATCAAACGAGTAATAACTAGTTGAGTCTTTTTCTCCTGTATCTATTCTAGGATTATATAAATTTTGTGGATCAACCACATTTAATTCACCTAGTTTTAATTGTGGCTGGTCTTCATCTAAACATTCTCTGCAAACACGCAATCCATTTCTTATACCATCATATATTTCGTATTTTAATTCATTCAATTTATAACTAAATGCACAACGATCACATTGACCTAAAGCCTTACTTGCTCTTGCGTATGCCATTAATATCCACTCATTGTCATATCAGGAACAAATCTTATAGATGCTTTTTCTCTATCTGCTTCACTTACATCTTCCCATAATTCCATATAACGCTGTCTTATCATTGGAACTCTTTGTTGTGCTTCAGGTGATTTACAAGCTAAATTATATGCTAAAGCATAAGTTAAGCATGGTAGATATCTTGTAGGTACATCAGCTTCATTACTAGCTACAGTACCAACGTCTTCTATTTTTTTTACATAATCATAAATTAATGTATATGTTTCTTCAGAATTAGGAGTTGACCATAAAACTATTTTTACAGAATCATTATCTTTATCTACATAAAATTGTGTAGGTTTTGATTGTGTTAATTTATTTGATTGGTGATTGTATTCAGTTCTAGATATACGATTTAATCTTTGGTCAAATTGACTAGAAGTATTACCAGCATTAGTTCTAATAAAAGCATCTACAACATCTAATGCACTAGCATCTATTGTATAACTACTTGTTCCTGCTGTTAAAGTTGCACTTCCTTGTTCTACTGTCCAAAGATTTAATCCTTTGTTTTGCCATTCTAAAAAAACTAAATTTAATGCTCTTTTTGCACCACGATAGCTATATCCTGAACGCAACTCTAATCCACAAAGATCATAAGCTTCTTCCATAATATCGCTTATGTCTAAGTTAAATGTAGTAGTTCCACTTGTAGCCATTATTTTTCCTTTTTAATTCTAGTTATAGTAATACCAGATTTAGTTGTTTTTACTTTTTTAGTTTTAAATTTTTTATTCAAATCTGTTCCAGTCATTGCTATCCAATATGTTGATGTTATTACCATTTTACTTTATCTGCCCAGTAAGCTGCTGACATTTTACCTTTTTTAATATTTCTACCATGTCTGGCTTTAAAAGATTTACGTTTTGCTTTCATTTTAGCTGATTCACCTGCTTTAGGTTTACCTGCTGTAGATGCACCTTGTTCTCCAAAACGTATAGTTTTAGTCTTTCTACCTTCTTTGGCAACAACTACATGTGACTTTTTAGGATGATTAGGTGTACGTTTAGGTTTATTATAACCACTTACACCAGCATTTTTAAGTCTGGAATCTTTTAAACTTCTAGACATAAATAATATTTATTTATTAATTATTTAGTTTTTCCACCTTTAACCATTCCAGGTTTTTTACGAACCTTAGATTCTTGTGGTGTTTTTCTAGTAATACGTCTAGGTTTTCCATCAAGAGTAGGAACTTTAAAGTTTCCAAAAGTTCCTCCTTTTTTCATTCCAGGTCTTACTTGTCCTAGACCTTCTTGTATTTCTGCAATTCCAGATAATTTACCGCCTCTCATAATAGAAGCTTTTTCTGCTGGTGTCATTCCACCACCCATATAGGTACTACCGCCTTGGCGATAATTTTTACTCATAGGTGCATTTTTATTTTTCCACATTCCCGATTCTTTCTTTGGCATGTTGCCCTCCATTATTTAAAATTAATATCTATAATACTTCGTTTTACCAAAGTATTATAAATATAGTCATTATTACTTCTTCTTAGAAGTAGTTTTCTTAGTTGCTTTCTTAGCTGGTGCTTTCTTCTTAGTTGGTTTTTTACCTCCAACATAAGCTTCATTAACATCTGGTGTAGACAAGTCATCACCGATAAGTTGTCCTTTATCGTTTCTTGATCTATCACCATTCATTTCACCACATTTACGTTCTGCATCTTCTAAATCAGGGTCTGGACCAAATACAGGTCTATATATCCCATCTTCGTCTAATTTAAGAACTTTATATTGTGCTGGAAATTCACCAGTTTCCGA